GTTCTCAAGTGATTAAAAACATCATTGCTATATATCCAGGCCGCTTTCAACCATTCGGTAGGCATCACGCAGAGTCGTTTAAGTGGCTCGCTTCTAAATTCGGCAAAGACAAATCTTATATAGCTACTTCAGATGTAGTTAATCTGCCTAAAAGTCCTCTTAACTTCAAAGAAAAGCAAGAGATTATAAGCAAGTACGGACTTGGCAGCAACCTAGTTCAAGTCAAAAATCCATACAAGGCTGAAGAGATCACTAAAAAGTACGACCCAAAGACTACTGCGATAGTTTTTATGGTTGGAGAGAAAGATATGAAAGAAGATCCTCGCTTTAAGATAGGAAAAAAGAAAGATGGCGGAGATTCTTATTTTCAGGAGTACAAACCTGGAATGAAAATGCAAGGATATATGGAACACGGCTATTTAATCGTTGCTCCTCACACTTCTTTTAAAATTACGGGATTCGGTGAGATGAGCGGTACTACTATTAGACAAGCTCTATCTTCAAAATCCACACCAGAACAATACAAAAAATTATTTACCGATATCTTTGGTTGGTACGATCCTAAAATTGCTGACATGTTGAAAAAAAAGTTCTCTCAATCTAATAGTCTAAAAGAATCTGTTAGCTTTGAGAAATCTCTTATATTAGAATATCTAGTTTACAATTTATTAAACGAAGGCGGAGCTGCTGGACACATGGCACACCCTTTCGATATTCCTTCTGTAAAATCAGGTAAAGATTTATTAGGTATATTCCAAAAAACTGGAGATTTCCTAACAAAGAATCCAGTTCCAGTAAAAATAGACGGAGTAAACGCTTCTATTAGATTGGCTAAAGTAGATGGAAAGACTCAATTCGTAATGGATAGAGGTTCTAATAAGCCATTAGACGTTAAAGGCATTACTACTAAAGATCTTAAAGACAGATTCGGTGAAGGACACGGCATGATTAGAATTGGCGGTAAGGTATTAGAGATATTCAACAAGGCTTTACCTTCTATTAAAGGAGAATTACAGAAGTTGGGAATGTTAAACGATCCCAATAAGATGTTTAATATAGAATATGTAGAAGGAAAATCAAACGTTCAAGAGTACGAGAGCAACTTCTTAGCAATACATAATATACTAGAGCTTGAAAGAGTAAGTCCTACTAAAAGAGTCACCAAAGAAACCTCTTACGATAGAAAAACATTGGCCGAACTTATTAAGAAGATAAACCCAATTGCTAAAAAGTACGATTTTGAAGTAATGGGAGAAATTCCAGCCAAATTAAAAACAAAGCCTAACTTCTCATCAGCTCTTTCCAAAAATTACACAGTAGTTTTAACAAAAGGAAAAAAGGAAACCAAGTCTTTAAACGAATGGTTGAATAAAGCTAAAAATACAAAGGGTCTAAAGCTTAAGCTAAAAGACGGAAAAACTACAGACGCTCTAAGCAAGCAAGTATTTGTATGGATAATGGATGGAAAACCAGTTGATCAATTGGTTGCAGATATGAAAGACGCACAAATAGCCATCGATTCGTTTGTAATATATAATGCTACAATGTACTTAGGCGATGTGATACTAGACTCTTTGACTTCTCCATTGGGTGATGTTAAAGATCAAGAAGGAGTTGTAATTAGAGACAAAGCAGTTTACGATAAGCCTTATAAAATAACTGGATCTTTTATATTAAGAGGTCTTCAAACCGCTTTTGGAAAATAATATGACGCCTAAAGAAAAAATAGCATTACTAAAAGATTTTGTGGAATACTGCGAAAACGCTTTAGACATAAGCAATCTACCAAAGATAAAATTTGTTTTTGACAGACAGTGGGCTACCAACATGCACAGTTTTGGTAGGTACAGAAATGGAGAAAGAGACGTGACTGTTTACATGAGAAATAGAAACTTAGCCGATGTACTTAGAACTCTTGCACACGAACTAGTACACCACAAACAAAATGAATTGGGTAAATTAAAACCTGATAGCGGTAAAGCTGGATCTGATATAGAAAACGAAGCTAACGTAAAAGCTGGAATCCTAATGAGAGACTTTGGCAAAGAACGAGAGGAGATATACGAATCAGATAGCCTAAAACTAGGACACATACTCAAAGAAATAAAAAGAAAATAAGATGGAAAAATCAGTTTTGAAAAAAGAGTTTGGCAAGAAAGATGTTCAAAGAATGAGGAACATTATCTCTGGCAACACAGGAGCTGCTACGCAGACTCTTGCAGGTTGGGAAAAGAAATATATAGACCATACCGAAGGAGACGTTTGGGAAGAAGAGGGACGCACTTGGACTATAAAGAGCGGAATTAAGCAGAACGTTACCAAACTAGACGGCATAAAAAAGATGGTGGTATTACCAATAGCCTGTCCCAACTGTGGTAAGCACATGAAACTTACAGAAACCAATAAGAAGATGTACTCAATTCACAAAATGTGCTTGGAGTGCGTAGTTAACATGGAGGCCAAGATCAAATTGGACGGGAATTGGGAACAGTACGAGAAAGGCATCGTTAAAGCAAATGCCTTGGCAAATCTGGTTGACTTCGAAAAGGCGGTAGACTCTTGGTACTCGGAAAAAGATACATTTGTATCAGAATCTGGGGAAATAGAAAGTTGGGGAGGCGGAGACAAGACAAAGATGTACGAAGAGATCAAGACTAGATTACAAGAGATGAAAAACACCGATATTTATTAATAAAATTTTTATAAATGCCAGCGGTATCTAAAAAACAACAAAAATTCATGGGAATCGTTCACGGATTACAAAAAGGAGCGGTTAAACCATCAGAGGTATCCAAAAAAGCACAAAACGTAGCAAAAGACATGAAACCAAAAGCAGCAACTGACTTCGCATCAACAAAACACAAAGGACTTCCTACTAAAGTTAAGAAAGAAAACGTAGACGGAGCAATAGACACTCTATATATGGTTAAAAAGCCTTTCGATGGCTGTAACGCTAGCTCTTTAGTAGCTCCATTAGACCCTTTACAAGGCGCACAAGATCAAGCAGATCAAGTTCATGGAGTATTTCCAGACCAAGATCGAGCAATGGCTATCGCTGAAACGCTTTACGAAGAGTATTGCACTAAGATGGAAGCTTTAGAAGAAAAGAAAGGCGCTGTAACAGGCAAGATCTCTTCTGCTATTGACTCTTTAGAGAAGAAAAGAAAAGAACACGTAGACATGGCTAAAGCCGATCCTAAGAACGCATCACAGCACAAAGACAAGATTGCTATGTTAGCTACAAAGATCGACGATTTGATGAGTAAGCTTGAAAAAGTAGAAAGATCAAAGAAAGCAAAAGAAATTGACGCTAAAAAAGATAAAAAGAAGGTAGTTAAAGAATCAATCAACGAAGCTGACGATGAAGTATCTCCAGGAGCCCCGGAAAGATTAGTTTCTGGAATGACCACTGATTTAATGCGATTACTTACGTCAGCTAAAAAAGTTATTAGCTTAAGCGAAGAGCCTCCTTATTCAGATGAAGTTAACCAGAAAGAGAACGACAATATTGTAGACAATTTATCTTTATTGATGAATATGTGCCTCATGTTCTTACCAGATGCGAGTAATAACTTAAGAGACGTAAGAGCAATTAAATTAGCCCTAGCAAAATCAGCTGATCAAAAGATGGATACCGCTCCAAAAATTCCTAAAAAAGCACCAATAGTTCCTAACGTAACAGGAAAGACAAACTTGGGAGGAAAACCACCATTACCACCATTACCAACAGGAAAAACAGCAATAAAGCCAAGTATACCGCCAGTACCGCCTTTACCAAAAAAATAATTAAATGGAAGAAGTAGCAAAATTCATATCTAATCTGTTAAATAGCCGTCAACAAGCTCACGTATATCATTGGCAAGCAGTTGGAGAAGGCTCTAACGCAGTTCACGAAGCCTTAAACGAATACTACGATAAGATTGTTAAGAAAGTAGACGGATTGGTTGAGTCAATTCAAGGTCGTAACGGTATTATTAGAGGCTACAACCTAGAATTTGCAGTTAGAGAAGACAACAAGCCGCTAATCTACTTTCAAGCTTTGGTTAAATACGTAGAAGTGGTAAGACAAA